AGCAAGACTTTCAGTAAAGAAACCAATGAAGTTGGATGAAGTATCAGGTAAAGACCTGTATAAAGAGGCTGAGAAACTCGGCGATATAATGGCTAAACTTGTTCCAAAAAAAGCCCCTGTCAATAACCCCCCTCAAACAGATAAAGACTCTGATAAAAAAATTAAAATTCTTAATGAGACGATGAATAAACTTGGTCTATCGAATGTCTCAGTAAGGGTAGCAGCACCAGTAAAGGCAAGGTCGCAGATCCCAATCCCAGTAAGAACAGCAACCAAATTACCAACCAAAGCAGCAACCAAATTACCAACCAAAGCAGCAACACCGACCAAATTACCGACCAAATTACCAACCAAATTACCAACCAAAGCACCAACCAAAGCACCAACCAAAGCACCAACCAAAGCACCAACAAGGGTACCAAACAAAGCAGCAGCACCAGCCAGTACAAATATGTCTTTACGCACTATACAGGCAAAAACAATCCCAGTATCAATCAGACCTTCGTTTGCTGGGAAAAATGCAAGACCAGCCTGGCGATAACTTTAAAATATAAATACGATATTACAAATGACTGAAAATATAAAGAAAACTTTATATGGTGAAAAAAACGGTGGATTGTTAAAAACTCTGGTTTCTAAAAGAATAATGAAAACCATAGGCGTTGATATAAATGAAAACGAAGATTTCTTGAGTATCCTAGGACAGGTTATACAGGGAGTAGTTGAAAAAGAGACTGAAAAGGTAAAGCATCTGGGTGTTTCCGACGCAGTTCTAAAAATTAATAATATTATTATATCAGAGGCTGTTAATTTTCTAATATCTCAAGTGGATAAATCAACTACTTTACCAATTGAACAGCCTCGGCAACAACAACGGCAACAACCTCAACAACAGCAGCAGCCCCCAAGACCTCGACAAAAGGAGATAATATATAATGTAGAATCAAAAAATTTTGAATATTCAAAGGGAAATTTTACGTATAAAACAAATCTGGATGGGATAAGCCATATACAGTTATTGTCTGTTTTTGTAGATAATACAGACTACAATGTATCGGAAACTAAAAATACATTGATGGTGGATCAGCAGGAGATAAAAATAAAACCCGGGAATTATTCACAAGGTAGTTTGCTAACTGCTTTACAGTCTCTTTTACCTGAGGGTGTATCCTTAGATTTTATCAAACCTACTGGGCAATTTGTATTTTCATCAAACGCACCCTGTAAAATTGACTTTACTGTTAAAAATTCTCTATTCAATGTAATGGGATTTCAAAGAAATATATATAAAGTAGAGGATAAATTGACTGGTGATTCTTGTATTTTGAAGAATACTCCTTATATTGATGCTGGTATAATGTTCAAATACCAAGAGGAGACCAAGGAAAATATTGACCTGAGAATTCCCTTGGATGTTGGGAGAGGAGATACAAAATTCTTTTATCCATATATAAGTCAATCCATCAATGATGTTGCTGCTATAGAGCAGATTGTCGTCTCGTTTAGAGATTCCGAAGGCAATGAATTTCAAACAAGAAATAGAGAATTCTATATTTCATTTAAAATTCAAATAAATTTTCTAATGTGATTGTATATGTCTGACGTCCAGAAAAGTATGTTGTTATTTATATTTGCGTGTATTCCAGTGAGACTGTCTTTTGTTTGGATAGCAAAGTATAAACAAGAATGGTTAGACTATATGGCAGTTGTTGCAGCAGCAATTTCTATAGGTTTTTCAATTATTTATATATTCAATTTAAGAAAAACTGGAGGAGAAGTCTTTGGGGATAAAATATGGTGGAACGACCTTCGTCCAGTACACGCAGTACTCTATGTTATATTTGCATATCTTGCAATCATAGACCCTGAAAATGCGTGGAAACCACTCGCAGCAGATGTTTCCCTCGGGATTGTTGCTTTTATTTTGCATAGAGTTTTATTTCTGCTTTAAGTGGTTCTGAACAAGATTTTGTTTTTTTAGTTGAACAAGATGCTCTAAATTGTTCATAGTATTTACATACGCTTTTGAAAGAAGGCGAGGGTACTGTTTTATATGATATTTCACCTCTTTTATATTGTTCAATCAATTTTTTATTTACTTTATCTTTGATCAGATATAGCCAATACATCAAATCATTTCGTTTATTCAAAAATTTACTTATAGGTAGTTCCTTCATATATTTTTTATAAGATTTTCTACAATGCGAACAGGGAATTACATTTCCAATATTTGTGAAAAATGTCTTGTAAAATTTCTTTTTTTCACGATGTTTTTTCTGCTTGAGGTCTATTGAAATTTCATAATTTGCTGCTATCATAAACATACTTTGCCATAAAGACGGGCCAAATGCTCTGGAATTCATTATATATGATATATGTATAAAATTATATGGAATAAACTATTAGAACTTAAAAGAATAATTCCTATATATATAAACAATGTACGCAAAGATTACACTCAAGTCTAAATTCAGCGAAAAACACTTCGTAAGTACCTCAAGTCATTTTGAAAATGAAAATGAAATTATTTATGATTTCGCATCGTGTGTATTAGTTACTGGATTTTCAAAAATGACGATAGATATCCCAGATTATGATTTTTATTATCAGACGGATGGAAAAGACTGCTCATTTTTCATCAATCAAATTAAATTTTATAAAGACATAAAAATTGTAGATTTCCTGCCTCCTCCCAGTACATCAGTCAAAATGAATAGTGATTGAATTCCTTGTAATTATAATATTTTGACTTGTTTTAACAACCTTTTTCTTCTTTGGTGGAGAAGAGGAGCAGGATACCATATCCTTTTTTATCTTATCAATGTTATCATCTACATATAATAATATACGGTTTTCAATAGCCCATCTAAAAAAATTTAATTGTGCTACTGTAGTTTCTATGCTTCTTCCAGGTGAAACTTCTATTGTGAATCTTTTACTTCTTCTAAAGAGGTCAAATTGTTTTTTTGAAAATGACTTTAACTGTCCATTTTTATAAGAATTATAAACATTAAAAGGTCGGTTGTTGATATTATAAGACACATCAAAGCGTTTAGAGTAATTTGATATAAACCATTCTACCAATCTAAGGGAATATTTTGTCTTTTTTTCAAGCACGTCTGCTACTATGTTTAGTTTCTTTTTAGTGAAAAACTCAAGTAATTTTTCTTTTAATAGGCTATCTTTCTTGTTATCTGTGTTCTTTTGCATTGACATAAAATAGTTTTTTATCTCAAAGTATGAATTGGGCTATTCCAAAAATATGATTTAAAGAATTAAAAATAATCATATTATAAAATGATTAAGACATTACTCCTTTCACTGCTTGTTATTCCCTCGGTTATCTCTGAGGGATACTTTTGTCCTTACCCTGAATTAGGAGGAACCGTCAATGATATTCTTTATGATTACTATTCTTCTAATGATGGTGGTGCTACCTGGAATAGGCTCGGGCAAACGGGATTCACTTCCCGTACAGAATACTGCGCAGAAAAGGGAGATGCTTCAAAGCATTTTGATGCAGGTGAAGCAAAATGTTCAGACTCTGTAGGCAATTGCTTCTGGGACGAGGATTCTTGCCAGGTAAATCTAGACAGAGCCCCAGATTGTTTGGCTTTGTGCCAGGCTATCCTAAATGGCGAGGGACTGCCTTGTCTGGGTGGAACCTGTGGAAATCGCGAGGATGTTTATGCAATCTGCGATGAAGCACCACCTCCTGTGTTATGTCGTCCTAGAATTTTACCAGCATCGGTACCAACACCTACACCAGTACCTGAAGTAGTTGTAGTTGAAAACTCGAACCCTGAAGTTTCTAGATACTTCACAAATGGAGCCTGTGCATCTGGAGGCACCTACAGCGTCAATGAATTTGGTGCTAATATTTGTGATTATGCTGGTGGTTCTTGTCCAGTTGAACGATATTTCACGTATCCAGGAGGAGGCACGGGGGTTGAAATTTGTTGTGGAGGAAATTCCGATTGTAATTATGACCCTGTTAAAAATTATTGCCATCCAGATCTAGATAGATGCGTTGATGGTTCTTATTTTGGCTGTAGCGACAAGGCAGGGCCTATTTTTGATAGTTGTTTATAAATATTTCATTCTTTTTACTCAAATAAATATGCGTATTTATTTGATTTTTTTTTCTATTCCTATGGTATAACAAAATGGCAGGAGGATTAATGCAACTTGTAGCCTATGGAGCCCAGGACGTCTATCTTACGGGAAAACCCCAAATTACCTTTTTCAAGGTAGTGTATCGTCGCCACACTAACTTTGCTATGGAATCCATTGAACAGACCTTTAACGGAACTGTTGATTTCAACCGTAAAGTCACCACGACCATCTCCCGAAACGGTGATTTGATCCATAAAATGTACCTTCAAGTTGAGTTGCCTGCTCTTACAGGAGGAACCCAGGCATGGGTCGAAAATGTTGGTCATACTTTGATCAAGGAAGTTGAAATTGAAATCGGTGGTATGCGTATCGATCGTCATTATGGACAATGGCTTCATATCTGGTCAGAATTGACCCTTCAACCAGGAACTGAGGCAACTTACAACAAAATGACTGGTAACACGTCTGCCCTCACCGAGCAAGACACTGACATTCCTGCCACTACATTGTATGTTCCTCTTCAATTTTGGTTCTGTCGTAATGCAGGTCTTGCTCTTCCTTTGATTGCTTTACAGTATCACGAAGTCAAGGTTAATATCGAGTTCCGAACATTCTCTGAATTGGTCATTACCTCTGTTGGCACTACTACACCTGCTTCTTTGACTGCTGCTACTTTGTTTGTTGATTATATCTTCCTTGATACCGAGGAACGTGTTCAATTCGCTCAAATTGCTCATGAATATCTCATTGAACAACTTCAATTCACAGGTGCCGAAGCATTCTCCAGCACAAACATCCGTCAAAAGCTCAACTTCAATCACCCTGTCAAGGAAATTGTCTGGGCTTTTCAATTGGATAGTGTTCTCAACGCTAAGGGCTTCAGTGATTTCTCTAATGCCGGTGCTGATCATTTGATTGATGCTAATTTGCAACTCAATGGACACGAGCGATTTTCTACCCGAAAGGCAGGATACTTCAATCTCGTCCAGCCATACCAACATCACACCCGAGGACCAAGCGTGGGTATCTATACCTATTCTTTCTCTCTAAAGCCTGAGGAGCATCAACCCTCAGGATCTGTCAATATGTCGCGTATTGATAACGCAACTCTCCGAATGACATTGGCTAACTCTGACCCCGTCCGTCTTTATACATATGCTATCAACTACAATGTGTTGCGTATTGTTTCTGGAATGGGTGGTCTTGCTTACAGTTCTTAGTTATGTAGTGATTACTGCGTAGTTTTCATCATAGTTTTATAATTATTTGTATAATATTTATCAAATTATACAAATAAGTAGTTGATTTAAGGGGTCTTGGTCTCTCGCCACGAATGCCGATAAATATTTATCAAATTATACAAATAATTTTACAAGTATTTTTAGAGAAATTTTTTTAATAATGATATTAATGAAAAAAATAGAGTCTCTTTCATTTTCTGGTGGAGCATTGAAGGGTATTTCTTTCTGTGGCGTATTAAAATGGTTAGAGATGAATGATGTAGTCAAGGATGTAAAACATATATCAGGGACGAGTGTAGGTGCAGTATTTGGTCTTTTGATAAATATAGGATATCTTCACAAGGAGGTTAAATCAATTATTTTGAATTTAGATTTTCATAGACTCGAAGACTTTAATCTTGATAATTTCTTTGAGGATTTTGGCGTAGCAGATGGGAAAAAAATAGAAAAATTTATCAAGGCAATGATAAAGAAAAAGGGAATTGACCCAGATATTACCTTTTCAAAACTATACGAGATTACAGGCGTAAAACTATCGTTTCTATGCTGCAAAATAAACGACTGTAGTAAAGTTGTTCTAAATTATGAAAATACACCCGACTTTAAGGTTTCGCTTGCTTGTAAAATATCAACGAGTATCCCCTTGATTTGGAAAAGCAATAAAATAGGTGATGATTACCTCATAGATGGCTGCTTTTCAAGAAATCTTCCTATACAATTGCACGAGCCTGAAACAGCCCTTGGTTTCTATCTAATTTCACCTGATAAAAAAGTTGAAATAAACTCATTTGAACAATATATACTTCAAATAAATGCATGTATTCTTAAAAAAGGACAGACGCTTGAATTGGAAAATTGCAAGGCCCTGGGGTACGATGTAGTTATCATAACGAATTCAATGAGTATTTTTAACATTGATATTTCAAATTATGAAAAATCAAAGGCAATTGAGGAAGGATATGGTACATGTTTAGAATTCTTTAACAAATTTCAAGATAAGTGCCAATCTTAGGAGCATTCTCGTCGTTGATATCAACGTTCATGGGAACACCGTTGATGTACATTTCATTTCTTAATTTGGCTTCATCATTTCCATACATAGCAAGCAACTTGCTTCTGGTCATGACATTACATGAAACCTTTGAATCTGTGGTAGGGAATAGAATACTAAATTTTTCATAAGTTTCCTGGATTTTTTTTGCTGCTTCTTGCATCGTGATTAATTTTACAAACACAGTCGTCAAGAAACCTTCTGCCATTGATAGAGCAATGTTTTTATTAGAGTCATAAAACACCAATGTTGCAATTATGAAAATAACAAAACTATCTAAAAAGAAATCTTTGATTGCAGGGTTCAAATGAGAAACAACAAGGACAAAGGAAATAGCCGGGACGATCATCAAGGATTTGTTATGCATATAATCAACAACAGAAAAAAATATATAAAAAATAGGTTTAAGATATAAAATAATACAATCTATGGATAGGAAACAACACTTGGTTGATATACTATCCAAAGAATATCAAGAATTCGTTTATAAAAGGTTATTTGAGATACTTGATGCTGAAAACTACACGTCCAATTCAAATGGGATTTTCATAAAGTTAAACGATATAGATGAAAAAAAGATAGAAGAATCCATAGAATTCATAGATTCTATTAATCTTTCATACTCAATTTACAAGAAAAGCGAATGTAATAGAGAGGATAACTTGAAATTGATAAAAAATTCAATTAAAAATACTAAACCTAAAGCAAAATCAAGGAAAAAGACGATCGTGAGGGCTCCTGTGGTCCAGGCTAAAAAAAAAGATATTCCATTAAAGGGTGTCTTTAAAAGAATAGAAGAATGTATGGGAAGAAGGATATGTAGAAAGAATCTTGAATTATCCGATGATTCCGATCAAGAGTCTAATAATTCCGATCAGGAGTCAAAGGCAAAAGACAGCGACGGCGATGATTCCGATCAGGAGTCAAAGGCAAAAGACAGCGATGGCGATGTATCTGATCAAGATTCCAATGAAGATGAAAAAGAAGACCATGAAAAAGACGATGAAAAAGAAGACGATGACGTTTTATTATTTGGAGAAGAAGAAGACTGAAGTAGTACTAAAAGTATTGGATGACTAATATGACATATACGGAAGTCTTTCAGTAAATACAAGTACTATAAATAAAATGAGCATGACTTTTTGAAGTATGTAATCCATCTTTTAAAAAGGTTATAAAAAAATTATATAAAAATAGAACCGACGATTTTGATAGAGGTCTTTGGGAAAGTGTATTTTTGAGATTTGTTGAATTTTATAGTTAAACGATTTCCCAGTATTTTGCTAATTCTTCCTTTTTTCATATCACCGAAAGAATCAACGAAATCAATCACAGAACCAATATCCACCTGTCCTCGTTCAATTTTCATGATATCTACATTAGCCTGTACTGTATCTACATTCACTACCTTTCCACCTGCGTATATCCCTCTATATACAAATCCACCTAAAGATACTCTTGCGGAACTTCCTGCTTTATATATATTTTTTTTGAGCATTGGCTTCGTTGGTTTTTTGATAATTCCACGACTTTTTTGTTCTGTTCCAGGAAACGGTTTTGTTGATCTTTTAGGGATTCTTGGAGTTTCTGTCTTTTGACGTAATTTTTCCATAGTCAATAAAGTATTTATACGGACAGGGACGCCTTTATTGTTTAAAAATGGTTTAGATACATAGTCCTCGTGATCTATATATGTGTATTGTTTATTGTCCGCAATACTGCTTTTGCTGCTTTTGCTACTGAGTTTACTGTTTTTAGTACTGGCTTTGCTGCTTTTACTGCTGCCTCGACTAACAGCAGACTTTGAGGACTTTGTTGAAGACTTTGACGGTGATTTTGATGAATTGGTTGAAGACTTTGATGAACTATCGGGCTTCACGTAAACGGAATCTACCATTTCAAAATCATCTTTATTAATGTTCATCTTCTTAAATTTATTCAAAAAGACCTTCTCCTTTGCCTCGTCTATAAGACTTTCTTCGTAATATTTCAAGAGGTCTTTGTTAATTTCTGTGTTAAATATGTAATCTCTAAAATTATTCTTGGATAAATTTTTCCTGATTTTATTCAACGATTTTTCACCTTTCTTTACCATTATAATGATGGTGAAGAAAAAAATATCTATTTAATCTGATCTTTTTGGGTTTGGTTTTGTGTATTTTTACATAGATATTCTACATCCCGCTGCCAGAGACTATACATTGAAGTCGCTACCAGAAGAACAAAAGTTATTGCTAAAATTATAGGAGCGTTATTTACATTAATAATGGTTATTGAATTGAGCTTATCCTTGAATAGGATAGCGGATGTTATAATAATTACAAGAAGAAGTATGGTTTCTATGATCATGATAACTTACATATAGAAAAAAACATTATTAAATATTAATTACAATTCAAGGTCCAAGGTTTCTCTCTTTCGTCGTTTTGGCCTCTCCTTCTTGACAACTTCAACCTCCTCGGGTTCCTCTACTTCTTCGTGCTCCTCTACTTCTTCGTGTTCCTCTACTTCATCGTCGTCGTCGTCAAAAGCATAACCAGCCAGTTGGTTTTCGTTGCGATGAATTTTCACTTGAGCCAATTTCCAAGATACCCCGAATGTCTTATTAACCACCCAGATACCAGTACATTCAATGATAGCCTCGCATTTAGCACCCTTTTGGACAATTTCATCAACATCATCCTCAGTGATGGTAATCTTGGGATAAGAACCATTGACCTTCTCGGCCTGATAAGCATCCACCTTGAAGATTTTACCGTCGTTGTAAATCTTAGCCTTCATTCTCGGGGCATATTTTTCAATACGCTCACCATCCTCGGATTCAGCATACTTGATAAAGGATTTGTAAAACTCAAGAAGAAGGTCCTTGGATTGTTGCTTCTTGAAGAGCTCCTTTGACTTCTCCTCTGCGAAAGAGATGATTTTATCTTCCATTTTTTTTAGTTCTGATAAAATTCCATCGGGAAGATTGGCAAAGGACATCTCAAGAGAGTACTTGATTTCATCGGGCTTGTCTGGATTTTGATATTTAGATACTCCAAAAGGAAGGTTCATCTTTGGCATCTGGAGACGGAGAGGACTTCCATCGTAATTAGCATAGACGGTTTTACCTCCATATTTGTTAATTTTGATTGCATTGGAAAAGTTGATTGAAGATGCTTTGAATTTGTCGGCTTTGATTACTTTTGATGATGTCATACTGTTGTAATATATATAGAGTTTATTTCTTTAACTTCTATGATAAATCAATTATTTTAAAATAAAATAATTTTCAAATACAATGGACGCGGAAAACTTATTTGAGGAGTATTCTGTAAAGTGCTACCGACTCAAGACAAGTCATGAAATGTCTACCAATTATTACATAAGACTAAATAGGATCATGAATATATCAAATATGTCAGTTGTGACGTTAATTGCTATATCAAATAATATTACCACGAGTATAGTATCAAAGCCAGAAGTTGTAGGGACGGTGTATTCTATAGGACTTTATTCCAGTGTATTGATGACTTCTCTACAGCAATTTTTACAATATGAAAAAATTGCTGAAAAACATAAAAATGCATCTGTTAGAAGTCATAATCTATATAATTCTATAAAAGAATATCGCGCTCTTGGCCCAGCCGATAAACTACCAAAAGCAGAGTTTATAAAATGGCTGATTAAGGAAATTGATATTATATATACCTCGGCGCCTCCTATCCCGACTAAAATAATGGAGGAATATAAATCCAACAAAGACATGATAGAAGTTTTTAACTGTTTGAAAAAAGATTGTGAAAAGTTGGAGAAGGTATCTCAGCATACAAAATCTACCAATTCCAATTCCAATGAAAGTAGTTTCATTGGTAGTGCTGGGTCTTCAAATATAATAATAAATGACTTTGTTATAGAAATTGAACCCCCTTCTGATGGGGCTATCACATATGAAATGCAGAGATTTATGAATATCTAAGTCGCGCAATTTAAATGTATTTTTTTTCAAAGTAATAACAATGACTGGTGCTATATTACAATTAAAATTGAAGGGAACACAGGATAATTATCTAACAACAAATCCAGAAATTTCCTTTTTCAAAAAGGAATATAAAAGATATGTAAATTTCTCTATAGAAAGAACAAAGGTTCATTTCTATGAAAGAGTTGATTTTGGTAAAAAGATTAGTGTCACTTTGCCAAAACGAGCAGATATGCTAGGACCAATTTCTCTTTATTTAAGTCTTCCGCCGCTGGTAAGAACCTCAGGTGATTGGGCTGGCTGGACTAATAGCATAGGTCATGCAATTATTGATACCGTGGATCTTGAAATAGGTAATAGATTGATAAACAGACATTACGGTATATTTCTGGCTATATGGGAAGAATTGACAAGTAATTCTAAATATGAAAATATCGCTATAGGTAAGGTGTCCAATGAAGCCAGTCTAACGACAAATGCAAAATATGAAAATTTATATATCGTTCCCTTGCAATTCTGGTTTTGCAAAAGCATTGGCTTAGCGCTTCCTCTTTTGAATTTAGCATACCAGGATGTAAAAATAATATTCAAACTCAGACCTTTTTCAGAATGCGTTGTCTTTGACGGTGCTACACCTCCTCTTACTGTTTCTATGGGAGAATCTTATCTTTTAGTGGATTATATTTATCTTGACGATACCCAAAGAATGGTATATAAAAACGATACTCGACAAGTTATTTTGATTGATCAATTACAATACAAGGAAGTACAAGAGCAGGATACAAACAATGCAAGTGGAATTTTTAAAACAAATATCCCATTCAATCATCCAATGAAGGAAATTTTATGGTTTTTTACAGAGGAAGAGAGCATCGAAAACAATGACTGGTTTAATTTCAGTAAGAGAAATCAAATAGATAGAGTTTTCCCGCTTATGAAAAACGCAACACTTCTTATAGATGGACAGGAAAGGGAAGAGAACAAGGATGAAATCATTTATAGAATTTCCAATAGATTTCATAGAAACGCGACAGATAAGCATTTTTACTGCATGTCCTTTTGCGATGAACCTGAAAAATGGGAGCCTTCTGGTTCTTTGAATTTCAGTAAAATAGATGATGCAATCCTGTACGGTGATATGCAACCTGGAATTTCTGCTAATAAGATGTATATCTTTGGAATCAATTACAACTGGCTTGCCATCGAAAATGGACAGAGTGGTATCTTGTTTATCAGTTAAGATTTGGTGGATATAATTTTACTCAGGGAATTTTTGATTTGTGATCTGATTGGTGCCTTGATTATTTCATTTTTCTGAATTGGGAATATTTTTTTAGGAGCTTCTTTGGTTGAAATACTCGTCTTTTTTATTTGTGTTGGAACATAAAAAATAGGGTATTCTCGTATTTTAAAATTAATCTTTTCATTGAATTCTCTATATTCTTCTATGCTCAAAAACCCTCCAAATTTTTTTAAAGTTTCTCTTGGAGGCGCTGGATTGATATCAAATGGTTTTAACCTGCTTTCCCCTGTGAAAATTTTGTACATATGACTTAGTAAGAAGCGATTTTTCTTGTATTTTGAATCATTGTCCATGTAAGCAAGGCAGCAATTAAAACTACAAAAACATCCTTTCACGTTGAATTCCTCCTTTAAATGAGTGTAGGACATCGGCATAAACACAGGATCCGATGAAAAATCATGACAACACCAAAAACAGGATATATTTACTAAAAAATTAGATTTTTCAGTTGGTTTTATAATGGGAATATCGTATATTTCCGTGATAATTCTTTTGGATTCATTGATATATTCTGATTCAACGTACGAGGATTCCGTCACCGGGCTTATTGTGTTATATTGTACTTCTTCTATTTTTCCATAGTCTCCTTTTATATAGTAGCGAGATGCTTCTGGTATAATAGGGAAATTCATTTTTTTACATTTTTCCACGCTGATTGGTAAATGTATAATAATGGCTCCGTTTTCTATTTGGACGCTGTCAATTTGTTTATTTGAATAGTATTCGTTTTTTGGTTTTCTTCCTCTTTTTTTAAGTTCTATGCTCATGGTTCTACTTATGTTAAATCTTTAACTTAAAAATATAAATCCAATGTATTTAAAATGAAATTTACAATGATGATGGCGATGATTTTTACGGCAAACTCTGTACCGTTATACACGGACTCTAATAATTGTTATAATCTTACTGTAGGGTCCTTTTCAATGGACCTAGAGGAACCATGTGAATATATTATCCACGAAGATGCCGATTTTAAAATTTCATCATTGAATGATTGTGATGGACTAGTAGGGGGACTATCCAGTAGAAATCAATCAATTCCTGACGTTGAAAGTACCACCACGGATGAGCCTCCATGCGAAGAGACCGAGGCCATTATCGACCCCTTTAGAGTTTCAACGACTACCTCGACGACACACTGCGATGAACCGACTACAGTTTCTGAAATTGAAACTACGACGGAAGATGACGATGTAGATAAAAAGGATGTATCCACGACAATCTGCGATGAACCTACAACGACCACTACGTCTTCAGAACCTCCATGTGAAGAGACCGGCGTTAGTATAGGACCCTTTACAGTTTCACCCACACCTACACCTACACCTACACCTACACCTACACCTACACCTACACCTACACCTACACCTACACCTACACCTACACCTACACCTACACCTACACCTACACCTACACCTACACCTACACCTACA